TAGTTCATTTTGCATTTGTTTAGCTATTGCATCTTTATCGTCTCCTAATACTTGTTTAAGTGTCGCAAATGATACAATATTACGGCGAGCTTTAGGCGGCATTCCATTATCAGCTACGTGCCGCGCTCTTTGTGCGTCATGTCTGCATAGTACCTTCCAAGAGTAATTACGCATTACAGAATGTGGATGTATCATAGGAACACAAGGGCACCCAAACTTTGTGTGCATTACTGAACCTCGCCACTTAGTAATACCTGTTTCGCCTGTTAAATATCTAAGCGCATATTCGCCACACGCAATTATAACTTTAGGTTGAGCTTTAGTGATCAAAGCATCATTAGCTTTTTGATACTTGTTAATGTCTGATACGGTCTCAAGTTTATTTCCAGATACACGCTCCCAATATACATTAGTTATGAGACAACTCTTACGAAGAATTCCTGCGCGCGCAAGTATATCATCAAAAAGTAGCTCTCCAGACCACCCACAAAAAGGTCTGCCTTCTTTATCGTCATCGGTACCTGGAGACTCTCCAACAATTAAATACTTTGCGTCGGGCTTACCGTCAGGCTCCACTATATATGGCATCGAGTTTTTCCTTGCATTCTAATGCAATACGAGATTTAGTAATTTTAATTGCTTCTTCGTTTATGTCGTTTAATAATACACGGCGATTTAAATTTATAGCATCGACTCCGGTGGATCCAGAGCCACAACAACAATCTACGACTATTTCGTTTTCCATGCACCCACGTTCAATAAAATACCCCATTGTGCCAGGAGGTTTCTGGCTGGGATACTTAGGATTAGTGGGACGCCGAAATCCGCGTATCACGTCGCTTCCTAATGATTCAGGCCATACAGGAGAACCTTTACGAAGGTGTACTATATATTCATAAGTTTTGCCAAACGAAAGAGTAGGTTGCCTGGATGGAGTAACGTGTTCTCTATCCCATATAGCGGGGGGATACTCAAAGACAAAGCCATTCTGCTCTGCGATTTCTTCGATCCAGAATGTTTGATGCCATGCAGTAAAGATAAAGGCGTGAGTGTTGTCTTTGAGTATATTATATACACGAGGTATGAGTTCGCGCACAAATTCTTTCACTGCCGCAGGATCATCTTCCCATTGCTCTCCTAAAGATGAGTTACGTAAATCAGCGCTTTTAAACACATCCATGCCAAAAGGGATGTCAGTAAGGAATAAATCCACGCTTTTATTATTAATCCCATCAAGAAATTCAAGGGCGTTGCTACAATGTACGATGTCATCAAGTTTTCCTGAGAGTTTTTCTGATGCTCGTTTGCCAATTTCTGCTCGGATTTGTCTGATGCGATCTTGTTTGAACTTGTTGACGATTGCATTTCTTGTCCATCCTTCATCTATGATTTGTTGCGCGAGTGCGGGATTTGTTTTCTGGTGATGTTCAAGGATTGTAGCACTTTTCATTGCATCAGAAACTGTGGCTTCACTTATGCCTAATTCTTTAGCTGTATCTGCTTGGGAATGCCCACCGCCGACGTGCTGTTTAGCTTTACCTTTTTGCGCTTGGCGGAGTCGAGTGTATTCTGCTATTGCAAGATCACGTTCTGCTGGAGTAAGATCAACGCGCTTAATGTTTTCTTCTAATTCGATTGCATGACGGTGGAAATCTGATTCAGGCTGAATACGTCGACATAGTACATCGCCATTATGACGCGCGTCAGAAACTAGTTTGCGTATAGCAGTTAAACGCCGCTCGCCAGCTATGAGTACATTTGCATTGTCAACAACAATAGGTTGAATCTGGCCTGTTTCTGCAATAGATTCTATAAGTTCTGCCAAAGCGTCGTCGTGCCGTATGCTGCGTTGCCGATCGTCGGGGATGATTATATGCTCTTGATTTACTGTTTCGGTTACTGAACTCATTATTGATCCTTATAAATAAAAAGGGGGAGAGCCAGCACACGCAGAATTATGCAAGGGCTTTCCTTGTATTCAATTCTTTGGGTGTTGCGTGACCTCCCGATGACTCTCCCCCTTATGATTATTTAGCTTTGCTGCTGAAACTTAGAGATTTTGTTGTTTTCGCCTTTCTCTCCAGTGGTTTCATTAGTCCAGGAATTGACAGCGACCTCAGCAATAACAATCGAACCTATAGCTTCATCCAAATCTTCAGACACGTCATTCTGGATGTCCCCGAGATTCAACTTCAATTTGCTCGATTCGTACTCTTCGCTGTCTGGATCCATTCCGTTCAACTCTTTGAGGCGGTCTTCGAAAAGAGCCATAACGCATGAACGAAAGAAAAATGTACCCCAACCGGCCCAGTGGAAAATCGTGCGGCCATTTAGAGTAGTATCATCATTCTGGACAATCTTAAATATAAAATTGACTCCGGCAGTACCCTTGTTTTTAGATTCACGATAGTCCCACTTGTCGAGCTGTAGGTCATACGTTCCAGCAGGTACAGTATTGCTGAGATTCTTTTCCTCTGATTCCCAGCTTCCGAAGTCTAGCGTTGCTTCAGTCATGTTCAATTCTCCGTGTTAGAGTTAGGTTAAATTCGTGACCCGAAGTTATTGGTCTGTATCATCCTCACTTTCTTCAGACCGCAATCCTAAGTCAATAATCTTAGCAAAAATTGACTGTGCCACAGTGGGATCGGTATTGTGGCGGAGTTTTCTGTCAATGTCATTGTGCAAAAGAGAAACCAATAAATCTATCTCTTCTTGCGTAATAACAAGCGAAAATGCATCAGTGGAATCTCGTGATAGCTCTCCACTTTTCAAAAGATTAAATTCATCTTTACTTGACATCTTAATTTTCCTATTCGTCCTCACATGCGCATTCGTCTACGTCTTCTTCGCATTCATCACATAGCTCAACTGGATCATCCCACCACGGTGGGTATGACAGTTTCCACGCATCGTAATTCATGGGTTAGTCCTTTATCAGCAAGTTGAAGTCTTGTGGAATTTCTGTATCTAAACCTTGTGTGCGAGTGCGTGCGATATATAATCCGTTAGGAACTGTTTCCCAGATATACTCCCGCTTCTCGCCTCGGCCTTTCACCTTGGCGTGGAGCACATTGTCGAAGTAGCCAGGAATCTTAGAAGCTAACTGTCCTGTCAGTGCAGGAGTGACTTTAGTGATTCCAGTCACATCGTTAGTGTGGTTAGCTTCGTGACAAATCACTACGATGTGTTTGTTGAGTTCGCTTAGAGCTTCAACAAATTTAATACAGAAGCGCATCGCCATGCCATAGTCTGGCTGTGTAGGTGCGCTGTCTAACGCTTTGTTGTTCTTGTGCATTACGTAATCCATTATATTTTGATACAATTCTGTGAATGAATCAACTATAACAGTTTTTATTGCATCGTCATTATGGATTTCGTTAAGCCTGTCTTTGACTTGTTCGTATGCTGCAGGAGCTTCTTTTCTGCCTGCCTTTGCAAATCGGTCTGGAATAAAGCCGAGGAGTTCTCCTTTATCGAAGCCTCCTAATACAGATGTAGCCCCTCGATCTAAGTCTATGAGTAATGCAGGGAGAGCAGATTTAGGCAACGATCTAAGGCTGAAGGTCTTTCCCATACCTGGCTCACCGTAAAGTAAACTCTTTACTGGGCCAGGACTTGCAGTATCTGCACCGTCAAATTCTATAGGCATTTATTTGGCTCCCATTCCACATGCTTTATAAAACATGTCCGAGTTAAAGTTTGCGTTATTATTGTTTAGCGCCTCCGCCACAGTTGTTACTATTTCTTCCCACAATTCATGCTGGTCATTACTGTCTGTAATCCAGTCAGTTATTTCTGTGGAAGGCTTTGATTCGCGGAATGCTTCTGCTATGATCTTGTAATGTTTGCGTGTCATTATCTATCACTCGTATCCCAAAATTCGGTAGTGTAAAGTGAGGATTGCATGCCACGGCGCAAGGATTTCTTGGCGTCGCATAATTCAAAATACGGACACAGCCTATTCCAGTTAGTGCATGACTCCTTTCCGAACTGTGGCCAGGTGTTTGTGTGTTTGCACATCAACATCATCTGAATGGTTTGAAGTATACCTTCGCGCCATTCTTCTAAATCGTCTTCATTACAATTAATTTCACTGCGAAAGAAATCATTGTTTTTAGGCTTGATAAGTAATACGTCGACAATGATCTGTGTGCAGGAAGCAAATGCAGGATTAATTTGTCTTGCCGCCCAGACATACCCTTTGAATTGTTGAGATTGAGCATATGCAGGAATGAGATAAGTGCTTTCCCAACTAGAAGTTTTGTGATCCATTAAAAACACTTGGTCATTGCGCATTAGGACTTTGTCGATAAGTCCGCCATAATAAACTTCGTATTCTGCATTATCAGGGCCACGTACTTTCCCTATGTTGACTTCAAACTTAACTTCTGATACACTCAAATCGTAACGATCATTCTCTCGGTACCACCGTTCCCAATAATCTTCGATAATACTAATGCCACGGCCTGGCGTACGTTTAACATCCTCAGGAACTGGCTGATAGGCTTCGAGGAAGCGAACACAAGCTAATTCTAAATCTTGCTCGTTGAAAAGTGTATCCATCGCTCGATGAATTGCAATCCCAAATAATAGCTCAGGAGCTAAAGATTTAGAAGATGATTCTGGAATTAAGCCAGAATCAATGCGATTAAAGTATTTCCTGGGGCATTCCCGAAAAAGACTTAATGAATAGTTATCGAGCTTGATGATTTTATTTTTGGTATCTATGCCTGTTTGCATTATTTTACTTTCTTATTTATAAGATAAGCAAGCGTCATAATTATTGCGACAATTATGGCAAAGTGTAACCCATTAAAGATTGAGTAATGCATTCATCTTATCCTGAAATTCTTTGGTAGTAGGAATTACAGCTTTGGCTGCTTTCTTGCGTCTGGTTGCTTGAGCTTGTTTACGGTCACTGACAATAAGCCGTTCGTTTTCTGCGTCACTCAAAGCTTGCTCGAGCTCTTCATCAGTCATAGACTCAATCGGAATTATGAGAGATGCGTCAACATCAACTATTTCTGCATCAGTTACTTTAACTGTCCCTCCGCCAGGACTGGAACCTGTTGGACGAAGTTTATAGTATAACTCTTCATCTAACTCCCAATCGCCTATTACTTCACGGATTTCTTTGTTGAAATTAACAAAAACACGATTTTCTAAATACTTCGGATCTACTTCTGTATCCATTATATTACTCCATTGAGATGCCATCGCGTTGGCAATCCCTTGATAGGTTCGACTACGTTCTTTGGCTCTGTCAGTATTTGGACCCATTGAAAGTATTTTTTCTTCTCTTCCTTCTACAATATTAGTCGGTACTAATTCAGGCAAATTTTTAAGCCATAGACAAGTAGCTTTGACTTCTCCATGACCAAACATCCAAGGCTGAATAATTTGGTCGGGCTTTCTCCATTTAGAAGACATAATACTAACTGGGTTCTCTATGCAGATATGTTTTATTGGAGCATTCGCAAAAGACATAAAAAATTTTACGGCATAAGCCTGGTCACTGTCACGGTTGCCTGAAAATGAATCCTTTTCGTCAAACCACCGAGCACCAGATACTGCTAAATGCGTGCAAGGAGGAAACGCAATTAATAAATCATAAGAAGCAGTAACTTGATCTATTGCATTACTGATGATATGATATTCAGATGGGATTTCAGAGTCAATTAAATCAACACTATACGCATCATGCCCGAGATTTCTAAATGCTTCTCGAACTAATCCACTGGATTCACATGCAACTAATATTTTCATTTCTATGCCTTATTAAAAAGTGTAGAGGGTAGCAAACGCGGGGGAATGCTACCCTCTACTGCAC